CAATGGTTCCATTCGCGTGAGCGCTCTGTATTTCAGTCCGGGCCACCATTTTCGCTCTAGTCTTATCTTCAAATCCTGGTATAGTTCTAATTCTCTGTGTTATGACGGGTATTCCCTCACCCTCTTCGAAGCCGGTAACTAAAGTCTGCCTTAATAGTTTCTCTAGTGTATCACCCACTTCCCGGGCCGCCCACTGGATTCTCGTCTTGATCCATTTCCTAGCCCATTCGTTGATTAATCTAGGTATGCCTATTGTGATGTCTTTATGGGGATTCTTCGGTGTGACTAAGTCAATACCGTTCTTAATTGCGGATTCCATAACCTCAGTCATTACCGGTGTTATAGCCTCTTCATAGGATTGGCAGAACTTAGCCATATCAAATAAGGGTTCTTGTCTATTCATACCCTCGTGTAACGCGCTACAAGCCAAATCTAGCGTCTTATCATAGACACCCTGCATACTTACGACAAACTTAGGTTCAAAAGCCTCTGCTTGCTTAACCCAGACTTTCCAGTATTCCTCGGACTTCTCTTCACTATCGAACATTCTCAGAAAAGGGGATATTCCCTTGCTTTGGTCTTTATCCTGACCGTTAGGTTGTCCAAAGGATTCAAATGGGTTAGTAGAGGCTTGTTTGTATTCTTCTCCCAGTTCACCGTCTACTTTGTCATATTTGAGGATTTGCAGGGCTTGATTCCTAGTAAATAGTCCCCCATTCCAGCCGGTCATAGCCTCGTTAACATCGGCGGCCCGATCTTCAGGTGTCGGGTCTTCATAATCAAGTTCAAGATTATCACCGAACTTGGATACCAGCCATTCGTTGAGTTTTCTTTTCCTGAAATCTAACTTTGGCTTCTGGACAAACTTTGCAAATTGATATAGAGCTGCATCTGCGTTGCCTCTCTGGACTAAATCCGTACCACCTAACATTGTATAGGGCATACCGAAAGCGGCTAGAATAACCTTTTTAAGCCATTCCATTAACTCGGGGTAGTGCATATCTTTGTGTTTGGACTCTGCCTGGATAATCTCGGTAACAGCTTCACCGAAGATATCAGCTTTGTTAGATCGCCCGTATCCTCTGTGTTTAGCATTCCAGCTTTCCAGCATACGGTCAATTTCAGTCTGGTCGGAAGTGGCTGTGCGTATGATGACTCCAGCCTCTGCATTGTTATAAAAAAAGTATTTATTAAACAATCTAGCGTAATTATGGATAGCCAATTCTAAGGCGATGGGCCGTGCAGCTCCTAATCCTGATAATGGACTTAAGGGATTAGGATGAACGAAAGGAATTATCTCATCAGCCGGGAACTCTTTAACAAACCCGCCTCGTGAATATCTATAGCCCATCACTGTGATATTGCCCTTGTCTAATATAGGTGTGACCCAGGGTGCGGGCAGTTCGTTTAATTCCCACTTGCCCTTTTCTTTAGACAATCTCCAATAATCACGGCCCGTTAACATACAGTAGGTTTCACCCAGTTCCATTAGATCGGCCCCGGTCATTTCAGTATTGGGATGATTCAATAACTGCTTGAGTTCGTGCTTCTGGTCTAAAATCTCGTTGCGTTCGCCGTCTGGTTTAATCTCGTTCAGATGCCAGACAACACCGGCGTTAGCCTGAGCGATTCTCGATACAACAGCAAACAACCAAGGATCGTTCTCATAACACCGTAAAAGCTCCTCATCGGTTACGTCTGATTGGGTAGTATCCATTGTGATACCGCCATAACCTAACCTAAGAGGGACAGGACTAGCCTTTTCTATGATTTTGGGTTCCATAACAGGTGTGAATAATTTACTTACTGATTCTATAATTCCCATTTATCACCTAAAATGCGTAGAGTAGTTTGGGCTTTAATGTTTTTGCAAATACGGCGTATCTACGACTATCCATCCCGTGCGACCATTCGTGTGTCATTTTGTCTGTGAATTTACCGTCTTTATCCTGGATGTACCTAAAGTTTCTTTGCTCTTTAATGCACTTCAAACTTGATTTAGTCCAAAACTGCTTGAATTGTAAGACTTTCTGTATTCCGTTCTGGACCGAGTCGGCACCCTTGGGGCAGGGCTTGATGTTAAATCCGTATTTGTGAATCTCGTCTATTGATTTAGGCTCTGCTGAATCGGCGAATATCTCTGCGTAATTGCGCTTGACTCCAAGTTCATCCATTCGGTGAGCAATTGCGTCATTGGTTAAACCGGCTTCGTAAAACAATTCCTCGGAATAGAGACTGTCACCTATGATAGAGCATTTAACCAATACTGACGGATCGTTGGAGTATCCGAAGTCTAAACCATAGAACTCTTGCCCGCCGGTGGGTATTGCATCTATCTGCTCGAAGTAGGGGTAAACCAAACCCTCAACCTTACCGATTTTACCTAGCCCGTAGACATTCCACCAATTAGGATCAGTGAATTGATAAGACTCGATGTCTTTCACTGTCTGCGCAGGTAACACCCATTTAGAATCTAAATACGTTGAATGTATGTAGGCGTTTTCCGGTTTGCCTATCCAGTGTTCATGCGCCCAGAACTCACCCACCGGATTCCAGTCAACGAATGTAAATTCAGAGGTTCTAATGTCAAGACCCCGGGCCGTTTCCCACGGTACGTTATTGCCCTCGTTGATGTAGAGGATGTTCCTACGCGGTCCCCGGACTTTAGCTGATTCATCCGCTCCAAAGAACTCAATTATCGCATTGTCGTAATGGTATTGAGCTTCGGTCTTATTGAATCTATCCTCACTGAATGAAGACCCCAGAATGTCTCTGAAGTCCTTGATACAACCTTTTTTGAGATGGGGCATTGACTCCGATACTACCGAGATAGTCCTATTGGTTTTAGAAGTCTCCGCTATGAAGTCTAGGAGTTGAAGGATTGAGTAGGTTTTACTTGAAGAAGTTCCGCCTTCATTTAGGCTCCGGCGTATCTGTGGATTGAGATAATTTTGGAGGTTCTTGTGGAATATCTCCGTTAATGATCGGTCTCCCTCCATTCTCTAATCTCCCCAGTAATATCTTAGTGTCGGGATTGATAACATTATACGTGATTGATGGTTTAAGTTCGTTCCCTTTGGAAGTAATATCAGTTCTAATTGGTGCATAATCGCCACCCATCTTATTCAATTCTGCAATTGCCATTACAGGGTTATGTAGTTTAATCTCCGTAAAGAGTGTTCCCGTATTGCCATTCTCATCGAACTTGGTAGCTGTTTTAATACTTGATATAGCCGCTGTATTGGGTGATTCTTTACCTATCTCGATATACCCGCTACCATCTAATCCGGCAGTCTGGTAATCGGTAAGACGCGCTCTGGCTATCTCAGAAAGACGTTCCTTACGCTCCGTTACGTCCATTACCTTCGATGAGGCAGTACGCGCCTTGAGTTCTGCTAAGCGATGTAAAATAATATCTTTATTTGCTAAACGGGAAGCATTTGCTGATAAGGTAGTGGATTTACCCGCGGCATACCCAGCCGCTTTGTACGCATCGATTTGCTCCATACCTTGAAAGAGGTTGAGACAAAACTTCTCTTGCTTAATCGTTAACGTATCTTTTAATGTCATATCTTTCTTTATATTCTTTCTGAGAGTTAGTCTCTTGCTTTAGTCTCTGGTTATTGGTCTAGTAAAACTTTCCAGATGCATCTAGTAAAACTTGCTAGATGGAGATTTTGTTATAATCCAAAGTATACCATTTAGTCCGGTCAATACTAATGCCGTTGTAATTCCCAGAAATCACAATCCCCTGCTTTTCAAGTTTTTGGATTAAGTTAAAAATAGTCTTCTCGCACCAGAACGGGAACTGTTTTTGCCAGTCCTCATAAGTGCCAAATGTCCAATATCTACCATCTTCTAAGTTACGTCCAGCGGCTTCATTGATTTTAAGCCAGTAGTGCATCTGCTGAACAATGATTGCTTCGTGTAGCCCTATTTTAACGGCTAGTTCCGGGATTACCACAAGAGGATAGGTGTCTAAAAGTAATTTGCTCATAACAGCCCCCATAATGTTACACCTTCGGATATTAGATAGCTGGGGCCGGTGAGTGAAGGCTCTCACCACTTCAGGTTCGAAGTCTGAAGTTTGCCCCAGCGTATGATACGTTTATGATTCTTTTTTAACTCCGTCCATTAGATTCCAATAAAGATGGTTGGTATATATGCCTAAAAACAGGGTTAGGACCAACAAGACCACGAACATCACCCATTGACCGGAACCAAGTAAGTACGCTACTCCTAAACCCAAGATATATTCCAAGTTTAGAAGATTGGCGTATACCAGGCGGCTCCGATGGGGGTTCAAGGGATTCCTCAATCTTTGTGTACATAATACCTATTAAACCCCACATTGATAGCAAAATGCGTCATTCTCTCTTGGAAACGTGCTGCCAATTCAAGTTGATCTCTTTCCCACATATAGGGCATAAGTCAACATCGAAAGGCCGGATCACTACCAGTGTGTATTTATGATTACAGGTGGGGCATTTGATGTTGAGCGTGAGTTTTTCTGTCTGCATACGCGCCTCTAAATGTCATAATATCCCACTACATCCATTATAGCACAGTCGTTTAGCGGTTTTAGCCTCAAAAGAAT